TCAAACACCATTTGTAGCATCTCCTGCATTAGATGCAAATGTTACAAATAGCGACAGTAGCTACAATCAAGCAGTTGCATCTGGTGCAACATTAACTCTTCCTGACATTAATAATGTTGACAGTGACGGGTCAGTTGTAGTAACACCTGCTCAAACACCATTTGTAGCATCTCCTGCATTAGATGCAAATGTTACAAATAGCGACAGTAGCTACAATCAAGCAGTTGCATCTGGTGCAACATTAACTCTTCCTGACATTAATAATATTGACAGTGATGGATCAGTTGTGGTAACACCTGCTCAAACACCATTTGTAGCAACTGCTTGTGGACCAGCTGCTTCTGTTGGGGCAACTTTAATGAAGACTGGACAGTTAGTATCTTATGCGACTGGAGACGATGGAGGACTTCAATCTGGTAGAGCAGTAGACTTTTTCACTCTTGCAAGTAATAATCCATTCGGCACAAATTCAAGATTTACAGACTATTTAGGAGGTCAATCGTATAGTATAGGAGTTCTAATTGATTGGTCTACTTATGATGGGAATACTGTACTAGGGTATAGTGGCGGAACTGGAATAAACTCATTCATCACTTGGGCTGATGCCATAACCTTAGCTAACAATCACTCAGAAGGAACTTTTACAAGTGGATGGAGATTACCAAATCTTAGAGAGTTTGTAAATGTTTGTAATTACAATCTTAATCCACCATTAGCTTATTCAGTTTGGTTTAATGGTTCTTTTGGTGGTGTTTGGGCTAGGGGTGCAATGTGGACATCAACAACAACTCCACAATTTACTGGAGCAGCATTAAGGGCTAGAACAGACCAAGGGATTTTTGATAGACAAACTAAAACAAACACATCAGCAAAAGATGGATTTGCAGTAAGAACATTCACAGTAAACGGAACAATATTAACATAATTTAAAAAAAAATAAAAATGGCAACATACAAATTCCCACAATTCAACACTGAAATAGTTAATCCAACTGTTACTGTTAGTGATGCTGATATTAAGGTAAACGCACCCGGTATGAGTATATCACTATCCGTAACTCTTGAAACTACAAACAGCAAACTCTACGGAGTAGAGTTGACAGACATTCCTGCTGATAACCTTTGCTATGAAGGAGAGGCAAACTTAATGTCTAAAGCAATGGAAGGATTGCAACAGTACGAAGTATAATAAAATAAATAAAATCAAATCAAAATGAAAAATGTAACAAAAGAAGAGTTAGGATCAATTAAAGAAATGTTAACTACATTCAACAACTTGAAGATGCAGTTAGGTGATGCTGTGCTATCACAGAACACAATAGTAGCAAAGATTGATTCGTTAAAAGAAGAGTACTCTGAACTAGAAAAGGTACTCGCAAATAAGTACGGTAAGGACTCAAGGATTGATGTTCAAACCGGTGAGATAAAAGAAAAAGAAAAATAAAAACAAAAAGACAAAGCAATGAAGATAAATTTATATCAGACAGACTCAACACCTTCACTTACTGATAAGGTTATAGGGACGGATGTTTCGGATAACAATATCACGAAGAATTATATGTTAGGAGATGTAAAGACTATCTTCGATCAGAACTTACAATCTGTACTAGATACTGGAAATACTTCTACTACAGCGATGAATGTTACTGCTAGTGCATTCAGTACCATAACAAATCTTTACACTGGAACATTAGACGTTGCAACATCTCTTATAGTAGATGGGACATTTGTAGATTCAGCAGGTGTTACAAACGATGGTACTAAGGTTCTCGGTTCAACGGCTACAGGAAATCCTTTATGGGTTACTGACAGTGATTCACAAAACCTACAGTCAGTATTAGATTTCGGTAACACTTCTACAACAGAGATGACTATTACTTCAGCATCTTATAGTAGTATAGAACTTTTAGGCGTACGAAGGTTTAATTATTCACAAGAGTTTACAGCTAATGGTGTGTTTATTGATTCAGTAGGCGTAACAAATGACGGCACTAAGGTATTAGGTTCAGACGCTACGGGTAATCCACTATGGGTTGCTGATAGCGATAATCAGAATCTACAGTCAGTATTGGACTTTGGTAATGTTTCTACTACAAAAATAAATATTACCTCAACTGCACAAAGTAATATATCCAACCTAATATCACCAGAATTAACCCTTAGTGGTTTGGTATATGATTCAGTGCCTAGCCTTGGGGATGGAACTAAGTTCTTAGGAACAGACGTATCTGGTAATGTTTTATGGAAAAATATTACTTTTTCTCCTTCATTAACTGAGGTACTTAATACAGGTCAGTATTCTGCTCAGGAGCCAGGATTAGGAATACTTAATGCCATTCAAGTAAAGTTTGGTAACGCTACGGGTACGGTATCTGATCCTGTTATGATGGATGCACTTGGAAGTATAACGTTTAACCAAACAGGAACTTACTACATAAATGCTTATGCATCTATCGATAGATTAGGTCCTAACGGTGGAGTAGCTATTTTCTTATATAGATTATTACTAGACGGAGTTCAGGTTGGGTATCCAATAGCTTTTGAACTGGATAGAACAAATATTAGTATTCCTGAGATTCAAGCTTTCCCATTGACTATTACTACTGCAGGTACTGTATTGACATACGAGATAGCAAGAGAGGGAACTGTTAACGCAGGTGGCTTGTATCCATACTTTACAAATACAAGTTGGGGTAACTCTCCGTCAGCAGCTATTACGATAAGTAAGCTAGGATAAAATAAAATAAAATGGACATAAGAAAGATATCTGTAGGTCCCGACTACAAGTCGGGGGCTATGCATTATTTGGTAGGGCAATCTGTCTTAAATGGTAGTTATTCAATTCATTTGATTAAATTCGAGGAAGTAAAGAAATCATTTCTAATTTATATAGAGAATGACGAAGGTATAATGCTATGGAAGGAGTTCACGAGTACTATGCCAGTATCTATAGAGTACAACATTAATTTTTTATAGATGACCGATAATGAAAGAGCAGCCTTTGAAAAGCAGGTTGCAGACTTAGAATTTAAGATGTCTAAGACAGAAGACTTTGGTGAGAAGATTGAATTAGCTGACCAGGTCCACAACATAAAAATGAAATTAAATGGAGTCAAACCAACTGATTCACATATAGACTGTATTGGTTGTGGCTCATAAATTAAATTATGAAATCACCATTTTCGTTTATAGCAAAGCCTGTAAAGGGTAGAAGGTATAACAACACAAAAGAGATTGCAGGATTGGATATAATCACTAGCACATCTCAGGAAGACTTTAAGTTTTCTAACAGAGAGGCTGAAGTAGTAGAGACACCACTAGGGTATAAAGGACCTATAAGGGTTGGAGACGTACTCCTAGTTCATCACAATGTATTTAAGTATTACTATGATATGAAGGGCAAGCAAAGAAGCGGTAAGAGTTTCTTTAAGGATGACTTGTTCTTTATAGATGAGGAACAGTACTATATGTATAAGAGAGATGGGCAGTGGACACCAGTAAAGAGATACTGCTTCGTTGAGCCTGTTGACGTAGAAGACTCCTATATATTTAAACCACTTAGCGAGGAGCCATTGGTTGGCAAGATGAAGTATGCGAATAGCTACCTACTTAGCGAGGGAGTAAAGAATGGAGATAGAATTACGTTTCAACCGGACAGTGAGTATGAGTTCACAGTTGATGGGGAAAAACTTTACAGGATGTTTGATCATCAAATAACTATGGTTTTATGAATAAATTTTTATATTGGGATGACGAGTGGGACGAACAGGATGTTCCAATAAAGAATCAAAAAAGAATTAAGGATGAAATCAAAAGAAATAAAATTAAGAATAATCGAAGCCGGGGAGAGAGCAGTGGAGCAACTGATAAAGGTAGCGAAGGAGGATATCATTAAGCACGACCCTGAGGATGATATATCTGCGGATAGATTGAAGAATGCAGCAGCTACTAAGAAGCTTGCAATCTTTGATGCCTTCGAGATACTTAACAGGATAGAAGCGGAGAAGGAGGCGATTGAATCATTGGAGAAGGGAACAAATAAAACTAATACAAAACAAGGTTTTGCAGAAAGACGGTCTAAGTGAGTTATACAGAGTCCTTGAGGGTGTAGTACCAAAGGGTGTGTTAAAGTCTAAGAATAAGGCTAAAACTTGGCAATACGGATATAATTCTAAGTATGATATAATTGTTATATCTAAGACAGGTCAGATAGGTGAGATTATAGAGATTAAGGGATTGCCAATTGCCCTACCATTAGAGCCAAAAGAATGTATTAAAAGAAGTAGCAAGGAGGAAGAGCAGTACTGGGAGAGAAATGAAATACCTAAAGAGTTAAGTAAGATACAGTCCATCTTTCAGTGGAACGAGCAACCATCAGAGTTTAAGGATAGATGGGTTGACTATATTGAATCAGAGTTTGACAAGAGAGAGTCTGGTGTTTGGTTTATGTCTAATGGCATACCAACATACATAACGGGTTCACACTATATGTATCTTCAGTGGACATCAATTGACGTTGGATACCCTGACTTCAGGGAGGCGAATAGACTTCTGTATATACATTGGGAGGCTTGCAAGGCAGACAAGAGAAGCTTTGGTCAGGACTACTTAAAGATAAGACGTTCAGGTTTCTCGTTTATGAGTTCATCTGAGTGTGTGAACACAGGTACTCTAGCTAAGGATGCAAGGGTTGGCATACTGTCAAAGACAGGTTCCGATGCAAAGAAAATGTTTACCGATAAGGTTGTTCCA